TCCACAAATTTCTATCAAATCCTGTTTTATATTTTGGGTCACACAGGCCTGCTTGAATTGCCTCCATATCCTCTGGATGGAAAACGGTCTCACCAGACATGTTAAAATTACATTCTAACTCCTGAGCAATTTGTCTACGAGACATATTTTTAGTTTCTTTCGAAAACCACTCTTGATCGCGGTCGGGATGTACAGTCCAGGGTAAAGTAGTTAAATAAAAATCGTTATTTTGTGCATCGGCGTCGACACAAGTTTGATGAAACCAATTTCCCACGCCATTAGGTGTTGAAAGGGCAATGCACCTACCTCCTGTCGACAAGGTAGGATAAAGACCAGTCCATAGTTCGTCTAGGCCATCGACGTGTGCAGCCTCATCGATGACCAAGAGAGAGAGGGCTTCAGAACGGCCGGCGTCGGCACTTGTCGAAGATGCCTTTATCTGGGAGCCATTTGAAAGCTCAAAGGAAGTTCTATTATCAATAGAAATCTCTGCTATCCTCATCCAGCTAGGTAAGTGCTTGTGTATCGCTTTAACCTTTTTTACCAAATTAGCTGCAGTACCAAACTTTGTTGCAATGACAAGAACATTCTTGTCTCTATGAAAAAGCATCATCCACGCCACGTAGGCAGCAGTAATAGTTGAAATGCCCAGCTGGCGGGCCTTTAAAATAACGTTAAAACGGTGATCATTAAATTTTTCTATTAAGTCTGTCTGGAAGTCATAAGTCTTAAAAGGGATCAGCCCTCTCATGGGATGAGAAATCTTAGCATAGTTATTAATAAAATAAACAGGGTCTTTACCAGACTTAATAACTTCTTTTAAGATTTGATCCTTGGTGAGCTGAAAAGACATTTAAGACTTTCTAGGTCTTTGTGCAGCATTTTCAGGCCGCTTGCCCAGGCCTCCTTGACTTAGAAACTTTTTAAAGGTTTTTTCTATGTCTGGGGGGCCATCGTCTTTTAAAATATTCTGTGTATCGCCCATGTTCCCAATTTCATATAGACATTTTGCTGTCGCCCAATATCGAACACGACTAGTCGACTCAACTCTAACATCAACTTCGCCTTTCTTCTTTAATGAAAGAGCCTTGCCAGTATTAGCTTTATATCGTTTTTTAAGCTCCTTGATTATCTTGTTCATCATACTACCAATTTCTGCCTCAAGGTCTTGAGAGTAAATCTCCTTTAACTTTAAGTCAGTATGATAAGACAAAATGAGAATCTTTCCGGATATACCAATATTAAAGCCATCCATCACCCTAGAATTATATACTGGGTGACCCTGATCCCTTTTCAAGCCGATCTCAACGGGTTTGCCATCGTCTGTTATGGCGCCATCGTATCCAATATCAGAGGCTGCTTGGCCAATGCCTCTTATGATTTCAAGTACTTTTTGTGACATTGTTTGGTCTCCATCCTTTTAGCCAACGATCTTCACGATCTTCGACATAATTTATATAACATCTCTCGCAACAATCATATTTTAAAAGATATATATCATCATTTATTTTTTTCACCAGCGTCCTGCACACCGGACAATTAATTTTTCTTTCTTTATTAAGTAGTTTTTTTGTGATTAAAACACCGTTAACATTTTCAGGTTCGGCCTCTCTTTCATATCTTCTTTGCTTTTCAACAAAATCTTTTAACTGCTCAAGATATAATTTTTCTTTTTCTTCATTCCATGTTTTTGCGGGATTCTGAATCGCGATTACTCCATATTTTTCCTTAATTGCCTTCTCTAGGGCCGCTATATAGTTTAAGTCATCTTCTTTCATTTTACGACTTGGACGCTGGCATAAAAAACAGCTATGGACAAGACAATTCCAGCGGCGAGGCCGCCCAGGGCCCATAGTTCAGGATGATCGCCGCCCATCTCTTCTTTTAAAAGATCATCTAAGTCATTAATCTGTCTATTTTTTAATGAAAGAGTTTCTTCATGAATTTTAACCATAGAATCGTGTTCTACCTTAAGAAGATCAAAAGCCAACCTCTTATCGGTCAGCTCTTTTTGAAACTCTTTTCTTAATTGTAGTTCTATTTCCGTTTTCAAATATTTTTGATCAACAATTAGTTTTGCTGCTGCAATCTGATCTAATAAAATACCAGCATATGGGGCTGGGTCTCCCAATGATATAGAAGAGACCTTTCCTTCTAGTTCCTGAGCTTTGACTTGAATCGGTGTGAAAAAAATCACCACAGAAACAAAACCAGCTAAAATTTTCTTAAACATAAATTTACCTATTTTTCTTAAAAAATTCTGCGCTGAGGATTTTAGCTATCTCTTCGGCTAGCTTATCAGATCGATCTTTGTTTTCTTCAATGGTTCTAATAAGCTCGGCGCGCTTTTCTTCTTCAAGCTCCTCTAAATCAAGATTGTGTTCTTTTTCTATCCTTTGCAATTCTTCTTGATACTCTTCAACGGCCTTGTTTTTTTTAAGATCTTTTTCTTCATTGGAGTTTTTAATTATTTCCAATTCTTTCTCATAGTCTTCTTTCTGTTTCAGGAGCAACTGGAATAGTCTTTCTTTTGCACCAGTGCCTGCCACTGTCGAAAAAGCCAACAATGCTATTATAACAGGCCAATGCCAATAATGTTTAAGCCAAGCCCATATTTTTTTCCAAAAAAGAGCCGTAAACACCACACTCAGCTCCCGTGCTTCCAGCGCGTTGCAAGATCTACGAGCGCCTCGGAACCAATATAAGCTAAGGTAACTGCAACCCAGTCTTCGCTAGTTAAAGCACTGTTTGCAACCAAATAAGTTGCTGTACCCCATGCTAAAAATTTTCGAGATATAAATCTTTGTAATTGTTTGTCAAGCCATGCTTTTACTTGTGCCATAATTAAGCCTCCCATACAGAATAAGTAGTTTATTCACTAACATATGCTCTCCCATTATTTTTTTCAATTGAAATCCCCTGATCAACGACGTCCTTCAAAGAATCTAAATGAGAAATGAGCAATACAGTTTTAAACTGATTTTTAATCATATCAAGAATACTGACGAATCCTTCCATGTTTTCTGCATCAAGAGCAGTTCCAGGCTCATCGAGAATAAAAATATCACCTTTCGGCAGGGTGGAAACATTTAAAAGAGCTAGTCGAATGGCCATGGCAGCAATTGTTTTTTCTGCCCCTGAACCCATCTCGATAGGGCGGGCACCGTGCTTCGGATGTTTAATTAAAATATCAAGTTTTTTTTCATCGTTTTCAAAGAAGACTTCAAAGTCAACGATATTTGTTAAAATTTTTGAAATCTCATCGTTAATTAGTGGTAATCTCCTCTTAATGATATCATAAGAAACCCCATTTGCGTGAACGCAAGACATGAAAAGGTCTGCAATGGTAAATTCTTCTTGTAAATCACAAAAATGTTGTTTTTGCTCATTTAATTCTTTATTTTTTTGTTCCAAACTACCCACGGAACGATACAAATCTAATAGATTTTGTTTGGATTTCTTTTCCATCTTAGCAAGCTTGTCAATATCTTGTAAAAGAGTTGATCTATCGTCATTTAAAGACTCTAAATTTTCTATTGCCTGTTTGTTTTGCTCGTAAAGCACCTCTTTTTCTTTCAAAGTAGATAATATATTTTTTGCCTGAATAAGCTTAATTTTATCCCTTTCAATGTCAAGCTTTAGAGCGGCCACTTCCGCACTTTTTGAATTCTTTTTCTCTAAAATCATGTGGTATTTTTCGATATATTGATCAATTCTTGTAGGGTTCGCCTCTGCAAGCTTTCTAGAAATGGTATTCTTGTTCAGAGACAGATTATTGGTGCCTATTCTGACTCTGCTAACATCTTGCACAGCAATACGAGCATCTTTTACGAAATGGCATCTATCTCGCAACTTAGTATCACAAGGTACATTCTTAAGCAAGTGCACTTTTTTGTCTATAATCTTTCTTTGTTTTTCAAATGACTCTATTTCTACTTCTATTTGCTCTAATCTTTGCTGATAATCATCAACGATCTGCTTTTGACTATTTATATTCTCGATATTAAACCCATCAATAAAATTTTCAATTTTCTGTAAAAAACCAGCCTCACTAGATAGTATTTCTTGCTTTTTTTTCAAGTTTACTTCTATAATTGAAGTTTCTTTTTTTAATTTTTTAAGATTTTTAATTACCTGCCTAATATCAATAACTTCTTCCGGGATGATGTCTAGTTGCTGTTCTATAATCTGCAGATCCTGCTGGAGTTTCTGATTTTCCTGCTGTGTTTCATCATACTTTCTTTGATCATGGCTTAGCTTTGTCTCTGCTCGTGCGAGGTCGTGAGTCGACTCTTCGATCTCCCCATCATAGTCGCGATCAGATAATTTCTTTATCGCGCCCTTTAAATCAGAAGAGTCTTCCTTTACTAGTTTGAATTTTTTATCAAATATCTCCAAGTCTAAAAACTTTGCAAGAATTTCCTTACGCCGGGTGGAGCCCTCATTAAGGTACGAAAGAGAATCTAGCTGACTAACCATCGAAGTTGTTAAGAAGTCTTCTATAGTTCCGAAGACTTTGCGAATATTCTTATCAGTCTCCATGCGGGTAATACCATTTAAAGAAATTTCAAGTTCAGCAATATTATCATATACTACAAACTCGACATCAGTTTTGGCTTCCTCTGTTTCTTTGCCTTTTAATTTTTTCTTATATTTTTTACTAATTCTTTCAATTCTATAAGTCTTAGTACCAACATCAATCTCAGCTTTGGCACGGCACCAATCCTCATTTTGGTTAATAAGGTTTAAATTTTTACGATTATTTTTCGAGGTTGTGTTAAAAAGTACATAAAGAAGGCTATCAATGATACTTGATTTGCCTGAAAAATTTTTTCCTAGGATACCGACGACACCATTAATATTAGAAAAATCAATCGAATTAGATTCTCCATAATTAAAAAGGTTATCCCATTCTAATTTTTTTAGTTTCCAGTTAATATTTCTACGGACATCTTCTTCGTTTTCGACAATAGCGTTATACTTCTTGTTCATCTCATAAACTTTTTTTAAAGTTTCATCGGAAGGGTGATAATCAATTAAGTATTCCTCAATAAGCTGTTCTTGAACCGCGGCGTCGCGGAGATCTTCCTGCACCAGACCGTGCGCAAGATTTTCTATAGAGCCGCGGTCTCCTGCGGACCTGCTTAGATAAGTTACTGTCTCTGGCTTGAATCTCACCTTTGCAATATCAACGGCGCGCCGGACGACGTCCAAAGGTAGATTATTTTCAGAAACAAGTCTTATCCTTGCACTTTCTTGGATTTTAATTTTCTTAGGAAATCTGCCCTTAGGAGTCAATTTAATAGTTATGAAGGGCCTAGGATTTTTTAATTCGATATGTCGACAAGAGAAGGTGTTTTTATCCTCGATGTCCCAAATTAAAAATCCTTTATCATTGGTCTCGCCGTGGTTTTGTTGTATCGTTGAACCTGGATATCGGACATGGCCCTTCTTATCAACGGCTTGATTGGTTTTATGTATATCACCAAGAAAACCATAATCGAAGTCATCAAAAATGGATATATCATCCTCTCCATGCTCCATAGTCCATCCAGTATCCGTCTTAGAATTCGAGACGGCGCCATGATACAGCGCAATATTAACCACATCCGGATTAGTCGGCTTACTCCAAGATTCTCGGTCGAACACAGAAAGCACGTTTAAGCAAAATTCGGGCCGTCCAATCCAGCCATTTTCAAGCTTAGTCTCGCCCGACTCTTTAAGCAAGAAAAGATTCTTATGTGCAAGTGATTCGACGATGGGGGTCAGAGCATCGAGACGACTACTGTTACGTAAATTACCATCGTGATTACCTAGAATAACATAAGTCGGGGCGATATCAGCCAAGCTTCGAAAAAAATCAGAACACATCTTTATAAACTCGGGGCTTATTTGAGTTTTTGTATGTGCTATATCCCCACAATGGATAATATAATCTGGCCTTTCTTCTCTCAGCTTATCATATAATTGTGAAAAGACTTCTCGATATTCTTTATGATATTTTAAATTACGAATATGTGTGTCAGCTATGTGAGCAAATTTCATTTACACCTCTATACATATAAGAACATAGATACAAAATTATATAAATCTATATTTTTATGATCTTATTGATTAAAAGTTTTTCCATGTTGGTCTTCTCGGCTTTCATTTTTAATATCTCGAACTCTTGCTTGGACATTTCACCGACATCTTCATATGGAGTGCTTTCTAAATCAACAATATGTAGCTCTATATCGTATTTAAGAAATAGTTTAATGAGTCTTTCAGTTTTTTTTCTTGCATCAGAGTCTAAAGCCAAATAGACAGTAGTGTCGTTTTTTACTATTTCAGAAAATAAAATAGAATTTTCCGACAATGTCGATCCAAGCAACGGAGCAGAATTTATACCTGCTTTAACCGCGTCAAAGGCGCCTTCGACTATGACGACTGGGTTTAAAAAATCAATATATAAGTGATTAAAAACTATATCATTTTTAATCGATGGATTGAGGTATCTTTTCCAATCTCCGACATAACTCCTTGCTACAAAATAATTAAGTTTTCCATCTAAACCAAAAGAAGGAAAAATAATACGTCCTTCATATTTTCCAGAACTGCAATAACCAATTTTCCATCTTACTATATCTTGCCTAGTGATCCCTCTAGATCTTAGATAATTTAATGGGTAAGTCGCTGTAGCTGGCAAAGATTTATTTGCTAAAGAAATAAACTCATCAGGTAAAAATAAATTCTCAACTTCGTTCGCGGAGGATCCAAATAGTTTTTCTGAAAAATTTTCAATCTCTACTTGTTGTGTTAGCCTGGACCATTCCTTTTTGTCTGAATATGTTCCATGTTTTTTAATTATTCTAAATATATTGCGCCCAGAATAACCGCACACCCAGCATTTAAAGACATTTTTTTCAACATTAATCGAGAGCTTCTTTTTATGATGCTCGCAGCTGGGACAATAAAATAATAGTTGACTATATCCCTCTCTATATGAATGTCCTAGAACATTAGATAGGATTTTTATTTTTTCAACTTCTGACATTGTAACCAGCCGGCGTGAGCAATAACCCAACTATCAGCTTTGTCAAAGCACTGTGGTCTGGGGTTTCCATGCTTTGTATATTCTATAAGAACATCTGGCACATTGTCAATAACATATTTAATAACA